CGCTATTCTGAAGGACCACTATGCTGGTCCTGTTCGGGATCAGCTTAACAACGAAATGATGATCTTTGATCTGTTCAATCGTCGCAAGATGACGTGGACAGGTCGCCGTGTCATCATGCCGATTCGTGTGGATCGTAACAACTCGGGCGGCTTCCGCACCGAAAACGCCGATCTTCCTGAGCCGGATCAAAACGATTACAAGGATTTGGTCATCAAGGCCAAGTACCTGTACGGACGTATGGCCCTTACGGGTCCAGCCATTGCACAAGCTAAAGCAAGCCAAGGGGCGTTTCTCAACGGCCTCGAAAGCGAGCTTAAGGGTGCCATGGAAACCGTTAAGAATACCGCAGATGCGGTTGCCTTTACGGGTGGTGGTTGCGTTGGCTTCGTCCACGACCGAAACGTTGCTGCTGCGACGGACCACGAGTTCAGTGGCAACCTTGAGGCCCTCCCGGTCAATGGTGCGGCCTTCGTGAACTGCAAGCTCATCCGCCTAGATACCTATGCGGTGTTTGCAACCACGCAGGTTAAGCAGGCTGCATCAGCCGGTAAGGTTGAGTTTGCTGTTGCCCAAACATTTGCGGCGATTGCTGCTAATGCGGCGGTTGCTGTTGTGGTTGATGATGACCCGTCTGGAGCAGCTACCACCAACACGGCGGCTGGCATTTATACCAACCTTTGTGGTGGTGAGTATGCGACTCCGCTGAATCACTTCGGCGTTGATCGCTCTGATGCGACCGGAACGGCAACCTCGCTACAGAGCACGGTTCGTGCTGTGGCAGCAAATGGTGCTCGCACCGCACTGATTACCCCCAAGACCATGCAGTGGATTCTGGATGAGATTTCAACAGCGTCGGGCGAAATGCCTGATTGCATGATTGCTCATTACATCTTCCGCCAAGAGTACATGGGCCTGTTGGTCCAAAGTGCTGTTGCTGCTGGCACGGGTGCGGCTGCCTATCAGAAAGATGTGGACAGCGGCGATGCCGGATTCCGCAGCGGGTTTACCTTCAATGGTATTCCGCTCAAGGTTTCCCGTCATTGCGGCAAGGGTCTGCTTATCTTCCTGCGGGCAGAAAGCTGGATTGTCACTGAGGTTGAGGCTCCCGAGCTTGCTAACCTTGACGGCAACGTGCTCTCGCGTGTCACCAACCGTGACTCGTATGAGGCGTATGTGCGTTACTACTACAACTTGGTCTGCCATAACCCGAATCGGAATGGCATCCTCGTCGGTATTAGTTACGCAGGTATCTGATGGTACTTGAGGTAATCTCAGTGTTACTTCAGGCGGCGGAGGCTCTGGCTATCTTTGCGGTAGCCAGGGCCATCCGTTCTGCCTGGTCACAGGATTACCAAGGCGGCTCTGATCCCGACCACGTTTCTGTTGATGATATAATGGAGTAGCCATGGCTTACCAAGGTTTGGGTTCAGTCTACAAGCGGACTGGCGACATGGAGGAACTCAAGAGGCGCACAGCCAAGAAGAGGGCCGAAGCAAAGGCGTCCAATAAAGGTATCGCCGGCAATGTTGTTGGGATTCCGGCAGCGGCAGCAGCAGCTTACCTCAGTCAGGGAAACCCCACAGCAACCATGGCTGCATACCAGGGCGGAAAAGCCCTTGGAGAGGGTGTCTCAGAGGTTTCGAGTGGCGACGGGGTATCAAAGGAGTCAATGGATCAAGCCTTACAGGCTGGACTCGGCGGCGTCTCGGCCGGAAAAGAGATGAAGGCCGCCGAAGAGGCAGCCAAAAAAAGCAAAGAACTAAGCGACTTACTCAAGTTTCTTCAAGCATAGGGTTATAAAATGGCAGTATCTTATCCTTCCCCACGCGGGATCACACCAACCTACGTCGTCGAGGGTGTCACCACTGCGGCACCGCCATCCGGTTTGGCTAATTACCAGATGTGGTTGGTTGCTTCGGCATTCACTTCGGGGATCTTTGTTGGTCGGGAAAACCAGCTTGCCACCTTTATTGATGGCCAAGGGTGGAGGTTCTCAACACCAACGCAATCCGAAACAGTTTACGATAAGCTCAACTCTCTTTACTGGCGTCTTGCTGGGGGGGTTTGGGTGATTGATTCGGACTTCAATAGTCTGGGAACCACCACCGCTATCCCCTCGTCTCATTTTGCCCAATCGTTGGACTACAGTTTCGCTGGCTTCCCCTTCGCTCTCCAAACCGGAGCGCCCATTGGGGTGTACCGATTCACGACAGCGGCCGCGGCAACCGGGGTCTATGAAATCACGGTAGCTAACCCCTGCTTCGTTCTTGATGCCGTCCTTTATCAGCACGCTGTTGCTGGTGGTGCCGGCTGCACTGTAGAGATTGAAACAGATGCGGCAGCTATCTTCCCGGCGTTCACCTGCGATCAGGCAGCCGTCGCTGTACAGCGCCCGGAGGTGACTACGGCCGGGCTCACAAAGCTCGGTGCTGGTGCCAAGATCACAGTGACAGCAACCGATGTCGGCGGCAAACTTCCGGCAACAACCGTTTTAGTTACCTTCGCATTAGGAGTCTAATTATGGACAAGATGAAAAGCCGAAAGCTCTGGCTGGCTGTGGCTGCTGCCGCTCTGCCTGTTCTCCTTCATCATTTCTTCCCTAACCTTCCCACTGAGGCAATCGTGGCAAGCGTTCTGGGTGCTTTGGGAGGTGTGCTGGGAATTAGTATGGAGGATGTAGCCAAGCAGAAGCGTGCTGCTGTGGAGGCCGCTACCAGCGCGGGAAAGCCCTCGGACTCCGAGAGCTAGCACCTGTTATACTACGCCCTGGCGATAGCGGCGGCCTTGATCTTTCTCTTAGTGGGAATACTGATAGGTGGGATGCTGGTGCTGCTGTTAGACATACACTCGGGCGAGACTTCGACCTCACCGCCCAACTGTCAGCAGGAGCCGCATGGGGCGGAGCCACCGATTGGCAGGGAACCGTAGGTATGAAGTGGAGATGGTAAATGCCGCTGGAAAAAGGAGCTTCTAAAGGAGTTGTTCAGCGCAATATCCGCGAGTTAATTGACTCAGGGTATAAACCCAAGCAGGCAGTAGCCATTGCCCATAGTGAAGCGCGTCGCAATGCTGCCAAAAAGAAGAAGAAAGCCCTAGCATGAAGATCCCCAAAGCATCGGCAATGAAGACCAAGCTGGAGTCGTTTGACAACGACAGGAACCGATACAGCCGAACCTGGGATCTTTGCCTGCTGTACCTTCAGGGCCGGCAGCACCTCTACTATGACCAGACAGCCAACGACTTTCGCCGCAGAGGAAACAATGCGTCGAATGTCACCATCAACCTACTTATCAACATTTACCGGAACATTGAATCACGGCTGGCGATCAACTACCCATCCCTAACAGTGCTCCCGGCCTCCCCCTCCCCAGAGGATGTGGTGAAGGCACAAACCAGCGAGGCCGCCCTCCGTTATTACTGGTCCAGAGAAAACATGGCCTCGGTTTTCGAGGAGGCTATCTCTTGGATGATTACTTGCGGGAATGTTGGTCTTTACACCCGCTACACGGGTAAAGATGTTTGCAGCGAGGCCATTGACCCGTACCGTTTGTACTTTGAGCCCGGCACAGTGCGCCTAAGTGACTCCAACTATCGCGCATATTGTAAGCTGGTAAACCGAGACGAGCTTGAAGAGGCTTACCCGGAATTCAAAGAGGTCATTAAGAAGGCTGCTGAAAGCGATTACAAGAGCCCGCTAAGGAGCGCCTTCGGTCTTTACCCTAAAGAGAAACTCAAGGATCGGCTGAAAATCTACGAGATATTTTTCGGCAACAACGAGCGCAGGGTTCTGCTCGATACTACCTACCTGTTCAAGGGCAAGTGGGTCGGGTCAGTAAATCCTCTCCAGATGATTACCTACACGGATATTCCCGGCCGCCTGTGGGGCCTCGGGTGCCTTGAGCCTCTCATTGATCTTCAGTCGCAATACAACAGGTCACGAGCGCAGGTGATCGAAAACGCCGACCTGATTGGCAACCCCAAATGGCTCATTCCTAAAACCGCAGGCGTGGGGCCGAACGCCATCACCAATCGCCGCGGGGAAAAGGTCTACTACAACCCAGCCGGGGGAGCCCCAACGGCCGTCACCCCGCCCAGCCTTCCGGGCTTTGTTCTTCATAACATTTCGCAGATTGCCAGCGAGATGATGGACGTTTCTGGTATCCACGCCACATCGCTAGGGAAGCGAGCTATTGGTGTGACATCGGGCAAAGCTATTCAGGAGCTATCAAGCAAGGATGCCACCCAGCTTCAGACAACCCAAGCAAACATCGAAAAGGCCGCCGCAGACCTTGGTACTGTGGTCCTGACTTTGATGAAACAGTATTACTCCGAGGGTAAGATGACTCGGATGATGGACAGCTTTGGTAAGGTCATCTTCCAATACCTTCACTCGACCAATATCGTCGAAGACCCCGAAGTGTTTATTGAAGCAGGCTCACTGTTCCGCAACGAGAAGCAGGACAGGGACCAGAAGATTGTTGATATGCTTCAGCTTGGCCTCATCGACAAACAGACTGCCCTTACGGAAATGCAGTTTGGAACTGGCAACGCTTTCGTTACTGAGAAACTGGAGGCAATGGCCCATGCAAACGACATTCTCCAAGCTGCTGTTCTCGGCCATCAGATTGAAATCTTTACTACTGACGATCTGCCTGCATTTGGTGAGGTCTTTTCTGACTTTGTGCGCAGCCCCGATTATTACCAACTCCCACCAGAGCGGCAGGAATACATTCGGGATGTATTAGTTAGTGTCCAGACATTCGGCAAACCAGAACAACAGTTTGTCGAGGAAATGGTCAACGACCGAGTGTTCCCCCGCACAACAAAAGACCCAGCCCAAGCAGCGGATCAGGTCATAGCAATGGATAGCCCCGTTGCGGCCTTGCAGCAGAGCCAAGAGTTCTCCAAACTCAACTCACTTAAGATCGCCCGCCAAATGATGGATGGCGAGGCAAACCCTGAACAGGGCGTCCGAAGGACGGATATGGGAGGCGGCTGATGAACGTCGGTGAGGTTTACAACCTTTTTCAGTCGTTGGTTGATGATACCGACCAGACGTTTCTAACAGCGGGCAATACCGATACCTATCTCAAGGCTGGATACTCGGACTTCAGGCAAAGGGTGTCGTCCATTGACCCGGATTATTACGTTGAGCGAACCCACATGCTCATCGCATCGGACGCTGACAAAATTGATCTTACGGTCGGTGCCAACTTTACTGACGGAAAGCCCGTGCTTGGTGCCACGGCCGTTACAGACAATAAGCTGATGAGCCGCCTTATCCGAATAGCTAAGGTGGATGACCCCGCAACGGACAAGTTAAACTACTACCTTACGCCAACCAACACGTCCCGCGAGGTGGCGCAGGGCCTTGGGGATTACTGCGTCAATGGTGTGTCCTTGATTCTGGCCCAGAGCTACAACAGCAGCTATTTGCGGCTTGAGTATATTCGCGACCCAGTGATTGCTTGGACGGATGTCTCGACGGCCTACATCGACGACCTCGCCCCGCATCATCAGTTGATTGCTTTATACGCCGCTCAGTATTACGCCATCAGAGACGGGGCCTTCAATGAGCCTCTCAATACGCAACTGCTCCGCAAGGAGCGGGAGCTTGAGACATACCTCACCACAGGGCGCGTCAGTGATGCCGCTCACTATATTACCCCGCAGCGTGGTTATGGGCGGTTCTAATGGCCGTCCCTGGGGCTGAAGTAGAGCTTATTGCAGGCGGGGTAGAAGACCGCAATCTTGAGCGTGGCGACTGGGCGCAGAACGTATGGCGACCCGATAGCAGCGGCTACTTGTCCGTCCGCTCGGGCTTTGGGCAGCTTACACAGCTTGATACGTCCCTTGCTAACCTCTCAGACGTATTCAAGGGTGTTAACCCTGTGGCCTTTAGTCCGGGGTACCAGAAGCACCTAGGCTCCCATGCTATTCAAACCGAGTTTGGCACGACTCAGGTTCTCTCTGTTTTCCAGGTCAAGTCCTCAACCGGAGAGGGCGTTGGCGGCACAAGTGCCAATACCGCAAACAGGTGGGGCACCTATTACTCTGTTTCAATCCATGACGTAGATACCGCCGAGTCCTATGAGGAGGTGCTTCATAATCACACGGGGCAAAACGCAAGCCCTGCCGATATGACCACCGTGAACAGCCCCCAAACTTGGTATGGCTGCTACGAAACCAACGAAAACATGGATCGCCAAAACTTTGTTGGCGGCCTTGATTCCAACTTCTTCTTCCTTTCTTTCCAGGGTGGTATCCTATTTGGCAACGAGTTTACCGGCATTATGTCCTACTTCCCGGTTGACATAAGGAAGAAGAAACAAGCCCAGGTCCAATCAGCGCAGCAGAATGACTGGGTAAACGGGCGCTCGGAGTCATCTCTAATCACGCGGTTGGTTGCCGTGGATGGCGTGTTCGACGAGGGGTTCGTTTATCGCAGCGACTCAGGGCTGCCAGCCATTCAGGCCGTGGCCTCAATGGGTTCCCGGTTCGTGGTGGCAGGGAAGAACGAGGTGTTCTTCAGTGACCCGAATACGCCCAACTCGTTTATGGTCACAAACCTCCTGATAATCCCAACGGCATCGAGGATAACGGCGATGAGCCAAGTCCTCGATAACCTAATGATTTTTACCGAAACGGAAACTTTCTTCTACCAACCCTCAATAGGGGCCAATGCTTCCAATGGATTCTTGGTCACACTGAGTAAGACGATTGGGTGCTTGTCGCAGTCCTCGGTTTACTCGACAGGGGCAGGGACATTCTGGGTGTCTTCGGATGGGATATACCTCTCTCAAAACGGGACTTCCATTGAAGAGGCGAGCAAGTCCATTAGCTCGTTCTTCACTTCTGGTATTACCAGCCCGCTCAATCACTACCTCACCGCAAGTGGTGTGGCGGACCCTGTA